GGCCTTACCATCATTCAAGAGGGCGCAGCAGGGGAAGCCCTGGCCGCTACTATGAGTAAGGCAGTAGACCGCTTCGCGGAGATTGGAGCGCAGCAACACCCGCCCCCCCGTCCTCCCGTGCCGCTCACACCGAAGAAGATGCTAGGCAAGTTAGATTCTCTCGCCTGGATGGAACACCAAAGGAAGTTGCACGGCGACGGAACAGTCGCCTTCTACAAGGTTGTCAAAGAGGGAGTAACCCGTAAGTACATTCGCCCGAGCGTGGTAGTGGGTAGTGGATTCAAGAATCCACGCAAAGCAGCGTTGAAGTGGCTTGATGAAGAAATCGGTGCAACGGAGGCTGGAAAACGCGCAGTACCCGCGCCCGAGGAAGAGGAAGCCCCGCCCACGCCAACGAAGTTGCCCACCTACAAGAAAGCACAGCAAGCGATTCGCAATATGCTGCGTGACGAAGGCTGGACAATCAAAGAGGGGTTGAAAGTTCCCCACGCTACATCACCTGAAGGCAAGACTCGCTTGTACTTCAAGGCGCAATCCATCTACGAAGATACAGGCCCCCCATTCAGCCTAAATCGCGCCCGCTCTTTGGTGAGTGACCCGCGTAAGCCTGGGGTAATAGAGGCTTGGTTGGTAGAGGAAGGCTGGAGGGAGCCCGAGGAAGAGGGGCAGACGCTCGCGCCCTACTACGCAGCTTTCCTCAAGGTTCACCCTGAGTTTAAGAGCGGGGGCACCAAAGCAAACGTAGAGTTTATGATATGGATGCCTAAGAGGTGGGCTGAGTTTCACGAAAGCATTGGGTGGAACCCTTCACACCGCTTCCCCGATTCGCGTCAACCAGAGTTTGAAGCATGGCTCACGCAGTATGCGCTTGATGCCCGTCTTCTCCACGCGGCAGGCATCAAGGACTTCGGGCCAGTAACTCCTGCGCCCGTGCCTGCGAGTGTAAAGGCCCCGTCTCTCGGTGCTGGCCCCGATGTGCTTCTCAAGCCCTACGGTGGGAACCGGGGCGAGAAGCTATTGGCAGATGGATACAACGTCGAGACAGACGCAAGGGTGGCGTTGTGGGAAACGGGAGGCGTTGAGGGCCAGAGGACGAAATACTGGCTCATTACAAACGCACAGGGGGTCATCCTCTCTGATATTGCGGGGGGCGGCTCCTACAGGACGAAAAAGGCAGCGGAAAAGGAATGGGCGCTCGTTACTCATAAGTATGAAAGTGAGTTGCGTAAGCCCGCAGCGCCCGCGCCCGCGCCAGCGGGACCACCTTTCGCCCCTCCGATGCGGTGGCAGTGGAACGACCCCACGGTGCAGAACATGGGCTACGCCATACTTACGTCGCTTGACGGAGCGAAGTTGGTGATGAAGCCGTTGAGAACGGGTTTCAACGTCGATCTCCTGTTGCCGACTGACAAGGGGGGAAGCTCTGACCGCGAATACTTTAAGATTGACTGGTCACAGCCCTCTCCAGGGTCCGAAGTAGCAGCGCGCGCGTATGCGTACATGGAAGCGAAGGCACGCGCGTACAGCGTGCCCGAAGCGCCCGCGCCAGAGCCCGTAAGTGAGGGGTGGGTCGAAGGAAGAATCCCCGGTACGCGGGAGTTCCGTGACCTTATGCTGGCGGGCAGCTTCGGCGCGTTTACGTCCGACCGGGCCAGCTATGACACTTTCGATTATCTCGGACAGGAAATAACCCTACAGAACCGCTATGACGGGAGGTTTGGAGTTAGTATCGAAGGTCTGCCGGGTACTGGGAATATTGGCTCCTACTCGGATGCTGCGGCGGCTGTTCAAGCGGTGCAGCGCGAAGTCTCCCCGAAGCCCGAAGCGCCCGCGCCACTAGGGCGGGCTCCAGCCACCAGCGCAAGTGCCGACATTATCAAGGGTCTAAAGCGTGGACGAGCCGCCTTCCACGAAGGACTCCAGAGTACCCCCTGGCGCGACCCCGAATTGCGGGAAGCCTACACCCAAGGCCCCATCCCTACCGACGCATACCTAGAGGGGTGGGCGAAGGGTTGGCACCAAGAGAACATCGCCAAGCCAGTAGCGGGTGTGCCGATGCCGAGCGACCCTACGGGACGGGGTGAGGAACAGCCCACACCTTCCGGCATCCCGACCATTCCCGATGCCGACCGTGAAGTTGAAAAGGTCCAAGCGGCACTGGAAGCCATTGGAGACAGCTTCCTTATCACCGAGGTCAGCGACCTTGCGGATACGATTAGGGAAACACGCGAGTTTGAGGACGACGACGAGCGGCCTACGGAGCCGAACGAGGTAGAGGAAGCAGTAGAGAGAATTACCGACTTGATGGAGGACTACGGCATTGAGTTGTTTGAGGACCAGGGTGAGTTGGAGGACGACGACCCCCGCGTTATCACAAGCAAAAAGGTGGAGGCACTTGCACCCGACGTACAAGCGGCTTTGTTGCACTTAGCAGCACAGACTACCTTGTGGCCCTCACAACAAAAGCTCGTCAAGGCGGCGGGCTTACTGAGTGACCCCAAGTGCCAGGACCCCGAAAAGGTGCGGGCACTAAAGGCACTACAGCGGGCGGTTGACCTATATGAGCAAGCCCTCACTGACTACAGCACGGAAAGCCCTGAGTGGGGGGAGTGGCACCGGGTCACAGCGCATGAAGTCGAAAGGGTTAGTGACCTTGCGTTCAAGGAAGCCCACGATTGCTCTATCGGGTTGCTTGACCTTCCCTTTATGCCACGCAAGCGCAACCCTGTGCCAGAAGAGGCAGCAGCGGCAGTAGAGGTAAAAGTCACCAGCGATTACTTGCTTGAAGTGGGGGAGGAAACCGCCAGCTTCTTAGAGAACGCGGAGTGTGAGTACGCCGCCGAAGAAGTGTTCTCCGCTGTGCAAAGCGTGACCCCCGGCATGAGTGGCGACGAGGTACAAGAACTTTTCCAAGAAGCCAACGATGCAATGCTGGAGTGCGAACGCCAAGCCGAAGATAGGGGGGTAGACATTGACCGCCAATGGCAGGGTTACTACCAGCTAGTCGAACTCGCCACCCGCTATGCGGCTGCTATTGAGGAACCAGAACCCGAGGTTTCCCTTACAAGTGAAGACATAGCCCAGGAGGAAGAACTGGTTGAGGAAACTCCTGCGCCTTCCCATAACATCGTGGGACTTGCGGAGGCTGTAGTTGCGCTAGCTCACGAAGCCAACCGGACTACCCTCTACCACTTTACTCAGCTTTCTAAGACCATTGTCACGGCAGGCGCACCGAACCTTGGGGCCTCCTTTATCCGCATGGCGCAAACCCCTAGTGCGCTGCTACCACTTCCACAGGGTAAGGGAAGGAAGTTGGGCGGCGGTGCAGCCAAAGCAGCAGCAAACACTGGCCTTGAAGGCGCGTTCCAGGCTCAGATTGTCACAGTGTTTGCTACCTCCCATCCAAGCTCGGTCATTGAGTCGGCCAATGGGATTATCAAGGGCTTTGAAGACGCGGGCATCTTGTCTGCGGACCTTGGCTCCGCAATGAAGCCCTTTGTAGCCCAGGCTACAAAGTCCTTTGAAAGCGACGACGATGTAGCAGCGCGTAGTCTTATCTTTGAAGTAGCTCTGATAGCGGCAAAGGCATTGGCGCAGGCGGGTGCTTCTCCGACGATGCCAGCACAGATTATCGGGGTAGACGAGCCGACTGAGCCCGCCAGCATTATTGCCGCAGGCCCCGACCCTGCCGAGGTGCTTGAGGAAGCCGAAGCCGCCGCCCAGGACTATGTTGCTCCCCCCGACACAAGTGCGCCCCCTGCCGTTGACACAACCGAGGAAGACGAGAACCCATCGGGGCAGTCCATCATGCCGTCGCAGGGCAACCTGATTGACTTGATTAGTGCGGTCGAAGGGAACCCGGCCAAGTACAAGCCCCTGATTGCAAAGAACTACTCCGGGTATGACGACGAAGCCGCCATGAGTGCAGCCTTCACGGTCTGGTTCAATGGGCTTATCACTCAATCTAACAGTAAGTTTGCCCTCCGTTGGACCGACGCTGCTGCCCTCACAGACATACGCGGCACCACTGTCTTCGACACTACCCATGCGATTTCAGCGGCACCGGATGGAAACCAACCTCCTAATGCAGCGTTGTGGCGACAGGTAGGAATCCCCACAACCATCCTAGAAACCCAGGAACGTGCCTACATCGAGTCCGGTGGCGCTGTAAACTCCAACTACGAATACGAAATCCAGTTCGCAGGCGCGTCCCTCCAGGGTCCACCACAGAACGAAGCGGTGCTGACGCCAGGGGCTAACAAACACCCTCACTACTACATTGATACGGACGAAACCGGGAAGGCTCTCATTACAATCAATGAAGACGCCTACCAAGCCATTTTGGGTAGTTCAGCAATGGAAGTGGAAAAGGACGACGCCGACGTTACTACCGTGAAAAACGGGTTTGGTGCGGTCACTCTGTTGAACTTCGGACAGGTCTACCAACTAGAGGTGGTGTATGGGTGGAAGACTGCCGACGCCATGACAGGCTTTCTAGTGATGCTGGAAGCCTTGAAGCTCGCTACTTGCGGTAGTGGACTGTGCGTGTCCGACTTCCTTACCGAAGAAGTCGAAGGGAAAGGGATTACAGTAGAAATGGTCAACCAAGGTGCAGTCGCGTTGCGAGAGAAGTGGAAGACAGCGTTCTCCAATACCCTTGGTGACGAGGTTAAGACCTTCTCAGCCGTGCAGAGCCCCCAGGGGTACTTGGTCATTACCATGAGTGCAGGCACTCCTGACTATCTCACTGATATATGCGTGAAGGCAAAGCCGAACGCCAAGAAGATTGCCGTCAAGTATGGAGTCCGAGTCCGCATAGCAGGAGAGGACCAACTGACCGTTCAAGGGGTGATGCCCTACAAGGACTTCATTGCGGGGGCTGCGGTCGCCAATGTTGTTGCAGAAAAGGCATTGGAAGCAGGCCACGTTTTCGGTGTGCCTCCAAAAGTGGTCACAATCTCCGGGGATGCGCTATCCTCTGAGGCGTTTGGGCGTATTATCGAGTCATTCCGTAGTAAATCCCTAGAGGACTTGAAGCAGACCGTAAGCGAGGGCGTTGTGAAAACTGCACCCCCAGAGAATCCCCCACAGAAGAACCCGTCTGACGAGTTCTACCACGCCAGGGTATAGACAATGGCTGACACACAGTACGCGGTGGACCCCTGGTTGGCAGACGTAGTTGATAACGTCGTGGCGACAGAGCTTGACGGCCCGAATCCTCCCGCCGAGTACGCAGACCTTTCACAAGGACAACAGGAAGTCTATCGCCAGCAGTTCATTGAAGCTCTCTACAAGGACGACGTTCTCAATGGGTTCTGCCGGGGGAAGCGAGAGGCTTACCTCCAGAATCTCATTACGAAGTGCCGCCCCCTGCTTCCACTTATCACGGACGCCAAGTTCTCCAAAATGGCGAACGAGGTTGTAGGAAGCACCCCGACTGAGCTTCCAGGCCCACGGCTCCAGAAAGTAAGCGTAGGAGCAACCAAGCTCTACCGTTATCTCCAACTGCTGCAAAGGGAGAACGAGCCGAAGGCCAAGGTCCAGAAAGAAGTTGAGGTAGGCGCACAGAAGTCCCGTACTCAGATGCAGCAGTATGTTGCAGATGCAGCAAAGCTCACCAACATCGACTATGCCGCACTCCTGGGCCGTCGCATCCTCAAGTACCAAGTGGCCCTCGCGCAAGGAACCCCAAGCTCCATTAGTGTGGCACAGAACCTTTGGCGGGAAATGCGGGGTTCCCTCGCAGGGTGGCTCGCCGGAACGGAGACTGTAGGACAGGGCATCACCCCTACTGCGTTCATTAAGCAACAGCAGGGAACGACCCCTACTTCCACGGCCCTCCATGCTTTCGCGGCGAATGGCTATTCCATTGTTGTGAAGGACCAGACTCAGATTCATCCTGACTGGACCAAGGAAATGCCTGCCGTTCTCAAGGACTGGCGACCAGAGTGGCCTCTAAAGCCCCTCACGGAGCCTGGAGAGTCGTTGGTAGATGATAAGGGAGTCCAGGGGGCCGCAGCACCAGCGGAGGTAGCTGAGTGGTTGTATGACGCCCGCGTGGGAAGGTTGGATTTACAGACCTTCCTCGACGTATATCCCCCCGCCGACCAACCACTAGCCGCACACGAAGTCTTTGTGTCTACTTCGCCCTCAACCTGGGCGTTGGAGTCGAGCAACCCGAACCGCCCTCAGTTCGACCGCATGGTTGCAGGACGCAACTTCTTTACAGGGCCACTATCGCAGCGGGCCAAAGCGGTTGAAGAACAGATGGAGCTTTACAACTCTGCACAAAAGAAACTCAAGGAAGACGAAAAGCCACAAGACCCTCTCATCTATATCAAGTTGGACTGTGTAGAAAACTCCAGGGAGTTTCTGAATAAGAAGGTCCAAAGTGAGGGCGAAACCTGGAACGCAATTACTTCCAAGACGAGCCCGCGTGACCCGTGGATTCCACTCAACGTCATTTCTGCCTTTGTCTCCTACAAGTGCCAGTTGCCCTGGCCTGACTGGAGTACGTTCTACCTACACCCCAATGGGGTGGACTTGAGTGGTGCGCGTTCGTGGTATCAGGTTCCCTACGAAGACTCCCTGGAGAGTTGGCAGCGTGAAGACCTAAGCCCCGAGACTGTGGGTGACACCATTAGGAATAGGGAAGGCACTGTGCCCTTCAACTACTATGACCCAATGGCAAGCAAGGTAATCGGGGTTTGGCTCCCGAACTTGATATGGGCTTCCCCCTATACCCTTACACGAATCACCAATTTTTCCCCCTGGCGGTTGGAAGTAGTCCACTTGGGTCCAAAGGCTGAGTTTGCCTATAGGACTTTTGATTGGTTCCCCCATCCCCTCCAGCGCGGTGAAACCCTGGCTGACGTTGTGGAAGCGTACAAGCTCCCTGCCGAAACTACGGACGAGTTCGTCGCCACGCTCAAGGCCCACAATACATTAGCGGAAGTCGCTGAGTTCTTCGATGGGACAGCAGACACAGCCAAGCTCAACGCAATGGCTGACCTTAACTACGAGATTGCGGTTCCACGCATCGTTCCCATGTATCTGCTCCTACGCTCCGGTGAGGCCAATACGATTCCTCAAAAGTCGATGACGCCGGATGGAAACATCATCATTGTGACCGATGTAGAGGCAGACACCATTGGTGAAGATACTCAAATCTCATTCAACCATATCCCCGCTCGACAGCTAACAAAACTTCGGCAAGGGATTTCTCCGATTTCCCGCTTGTTCTTGTTCTACCTCAACAATGACTACAGGGTGTTTACTCAGGGGCTCGCCAATATCCTCTTTCACACGCCAACGCTTTTCAAGGCTCTAACTGGTGACACCTTTACGTCGATAAGCCCCCCTCGGACTACCGCTCAGTTCAACAGGTATGGCGACGAGAATGACGACTGGATTGCGCCCGGTGATTGGGATGCTGCTCTGGAGTTTGACGAGTATGTAGACAAGTTTCGGAGGTTGTATAGAACTCCGTGGGCCGCTTCACAGTATGTCAATCTTGATAAGGAAGTGCCCCTGGACGAACTTGAACAAGCCGATGCTGACCAAGATGGGTATGAAGGAACCGTCAACCCGGCTTTTATTCCACAGGAAGGGACCGTAGCAACACGCATCTTTCACCACCGTCCCTATGAAATTGGACAGGGGTTCATCGCCCGCATCACACGGCGCACTATCCCCAAAACCGAAGGGTCGCGTCTATCCTCTATAGAGCGGGGGGCTGGTGTACCTGAACCGGACTCACGCCTTATAGCCCTTGGCAAAGAACTCAAAAAGAGCTTCCAACAGCAACGGATTGCCCTTTTCCATGAACTTGCTGAAAAAGCCTTCATTGGTTGGTTGGAGGAAGAAGGCATCACCGGGACGTTGCGAAAGGAATACCAAAACAGCATCACCGAAGCCTACAATACTGCATGGTCTGGGTTCTTTACCCCGGAGAGGGTGCCCGAAAAGAAGGAACAGCTTGGGAAGTTCGCCCCGGCCAACAAGTATAATGCCGCAGCCCGCTTCGGGAGTCGGTCGGACCTGGGACTCGACCCACTCACCAACAAGCCCTACCCCTACGCTGTCAGCGACCTTGTAGCGCGGTGGAATCCCCGCGCCGTAAGGCGGGACAAGGATGAAAAGTTCCTCTATCCATACCAGTCCGATGCCGTCCTGCGCTTGATAGACAACAATGGTGGCCTACTAGCCTTTGACGTAGGTGTAGGCAAGACCATCGCGGCTCTCGCAGCAGTTGGCATGTTGAAGCAGCAAGGGAAGGCTACGCGCTCCGTCTTCCTTGTTCCCAAGTCCATCAAGTTGAAGTGGTGGAAGGATATGCAGGAGAACCTTCCTGATTGGCGCGTAGCGGTCTTCGGAAAGAAGATTGGCTACCCCACCAAGAAGAAAGAACTCCCCGAAGACCGCAAGGGCGCATACGACCGAATCAGGAAAGCAGTAGAGAAGACCATCGACAAGAAAGAATGGGACGAAGATGAGCAAGCAGCCCGGAAGGAAGAAGCCCGGAAGATTGCCATTTACACAACCATTGGCGTCTACAAGAACATGGAACAGGTACTCGCCAAGGTCTATGGGAAAGACGTACCTACAGCCGTAGTGAAAAAGCTCGGTGGAATAGATGCCGTAGACAAGACCTTTTCCACCGTAGACCCCTCCTGGGTAGACGAAAACGCAACCAACAGCGTTGCCAAGCTCCAGAAGTTCCGTGATGGGTTCTATGACTGCCTACTGCTGGACGAGTATGACTTCAAGAAAATCGGCATCCAAAGAGAAAAGGCCCTTACCCACTTTGTAAATGCCAGCCCGATGTTTGCGTACTTGTTCCGCAATGGGTTCTCTACAGGCCGGAACGCCCTCAACAAGCCAACGAAGGGCGTCAATGAAAGGCTCGGCATCGCAGCAAAGTACGTTGGGCTCTCAGCAGCAAACTACACGCAGCCCAACCCACTAAAGCCAACGGAGTTGCTTGTTCACCGCTTCGCGGACAATCCCGAACTGCTCTACAAGGCGTATGCGGACTTTCTATTCAAGACTAACAACGGTGCATCACAACAACTTTGGCCTTGGGTGGGTCCAACCATTCCGGGTGACACCTTCCCCTTCTTACCTACCGTAATCGGCTACCTAGAGCGCACCATCCAAGAACTTGGTGGGGATGCTGGCAGTGCCCTGTGGGGTTCCATTGCGGACCTGTTCTTTGAGCGGAACCTTACGCTCCCACGAACCTCTATTCACCTGAACGCCCGCGACTACTACCTGGGAATCCTGGGGGCCAGTGAGGACAAAAGCCTCCGAGTACCGGCAGGGGCGCGTGTGGTGTACGCCAATCCTCGCAACTCCGAGGAAAAGAAGTCCAGCCATGTTGCCGCGCACTTCGCCAAAAGCGCCAACATCGCACAGTTGGCGTTGGTGAACGCTGCCATTGAACTCTACATGGATGCCACCTTCGGGGTTGGAACCGCCCAGGTGTCACCTACCCATTACAGGTTTCAAGACTTCTATCCGAACCTCATCCTCACTACGAATCCAGGCCGCTATCCCGATGGGGCCGTCGTTGAGAACTACTTTAATTACGGGGTAATGCTTTATGACGTAACACTGCCAGGAGGGCATGAAGTACGGGAGCCTTCGCTGTTTCCCCGGCCCGCAGGGCAAGACGTTTTCCAGCCTGTAATCCAAACCCCAGCGCAGAGCGCAAGTTCCGTCGCACAGATTGTGGTGGACACCATCAACCAGAATCCGGGGAGCTATGGGCTGACCGGACCAGTAAAGGTGGGCCTTGACTGGAAGCGTTACCCCTCACCTATCTCTGGCTCTCCCGTAAAGGACGATTCAACCCGCATAGGCTTCGCAAACCAGTTTGCCAAGCTCATTTCTCCCTATCTTTCACAGAGCAAAGAGAACCCCGACATACCTCCGAGGATTACCTGGGAAGACCTCAAAGTAGACAACTTTGTTATTGACGAGGCCCACAAGTTCAAGGGCCTGTTTGAACCAGCGTCACGCGGCGGCGAGGTGAAATACCTCGCGTCCGGTGGTACTTCTACTCAGGCGTGGCTCATGGAATACATGACCCACACGGTCAAGGCGCGGGGGGGTCAAATCATGTTGCTCACTGCGACCCCTGCCAAGCAAAGCCCGGTGGACTTCTACAACATCGTACAGCTTCTAGGGGCGCGGGGTATTGGTAAGGACCAGAACCTCTACAACCTATTCAACATCAATACCGCTGAACAGTTCATTTCCCGCTTCGTGTGTATTCAAGAACGAGTAGTTGTTGACTCCAACTACGAAGCAAAACGTAGTCCTGCGGCGACGATGTTTGGACCCTTCGACAATCTCCTGAGTGAGTTCACACAGATATTCAAGCGGTACTCCGACCGTAAGACGGTTGCCGATGCCCCCTACCTGCGTGGTGAGACAGCCGCAAGTACGCAGAGCAAGCAGTATTCCCCGGTACAGCGGGCGAAGAACAAGCAAACTTGGGAGGACGGCTCCTGGCAGCAAGGGACCGACGTACTCACTACCTATGGTCCTTCCCTGGTGGAAGCCTTTGCTAAGGAAGTCAAACGGACAACCAAGAAAGAGTTGGTGTATGACCCCACAACCAAGGTGAGTGGATTGCCACGCGCGCGCCTGCGCGTGAGCCGTGGCGACGACACGGGGGATTTCCGAATCGTCAACTATGCGTCGGAGCCAACCGAGGAAAAGGGGCGCTTCCGCAACACCATCACTGTGCTGCCTTGTTTCAGTGGAAGCGCAGCGGGACCAGATAAGCAGCCCTGGTCCGTCTTCATCAACACCAAGGTTCCGGTTCCCATTGTCCTCAAGCCAGTCGTCAAGATGCAGAAGTCCCAAAAGAACCTGTACGAAGATTACCAACGGGCCTTGGGCGCGATGTTGACTGCCGGGACCAATGTATCCAGTGTCACTGCCAAGATTGGTGATAGGGAGGGTGTGAAGGTTCTACGCAAGACCATCTTCAATATCCTTACTCGCTTGGCTCTCCATCCCGCACTCCAAACCTATGCCAACGTCTTTACTGTAGAGATTGAAGAAGACCTACCGGAAGACGACGACGTAGAGGAAGAAACGGATGCGACATTGGAAGCCGAAAAGCTCAAGTCGAGCGCGGCCCAAGGATTTACCGATGGTCTGGTTATGTCCTACAACTACCCCATCGACCCCAACGTATTCGCTAAGGATGCTGTAGGGAGGGCTATTCGCCGGATTCAAGGCTTTGTAGGTACATCAAAGGACAAAGTAAGCGAACCGGGTAAATTAGGGTGGGAAGGTACTGTCACCCTTCGCAATCCTCCATACCACCAACTCATTGAGATTTACCGCGAGCTTCATAGTTCTTTCAGCACCGAGAAGGCCCGCGCAGCCGACGAAGCAACACAAAACGGTTTGGAAGGCGAAGCACTCACCGAGGCAATAGACAAGGCAGTAGCAACGTGGTGTAAGACCAACATAGACCTTGATTACTCCACGGTTGCTGGCGTGGACACCATTGAGGTTCCTACGGGTGAGGTGGACGCCAAAGGCAAAGAGAAGTTCACTACCGAACAGACCCCAGGTGTCATTACTCAAGGGGTCGCCTACTCCAAGGTGAAACAAGCACTCAATAGTTCGTTGAAAAAGTCCGAACGGCAGGAAGCCGTGCCTGGACTTTGGAACTACGAAGACGACGCGCCCTTCACCAAGGATGCGATTAAGACAACCCGTAGTACCAGTGCATCCCGAGCTTTCAACAGCGCAGGTAGACCAATTCCCGACCTCCACCGGCTCAATCCCATTGCGGCACGGACCTTGGCTATTGCTGACACCATCGTAGGACAGCAGGTATATGACGTAAAGAATCCCTATAGGGGCGGCGTAACGTGCGGAAACATCATCTTCGTCAATAACCTGTTGTATCAGGCAATGCAGCTTATGACCCTGTGCCGGGTAAATGCGTTGGCGAAGGCCGCAGAGTATGAGTTGGCAGCATACGCAAAGTACCTGGGAGGAAGCGTCCCTAGCGAAGACGAACTCACGGAGATTCTTGAGTGGTACGGATTAGGCGCGGAAGGGTGGACGATGCCCTTTACCGCCAGGGCGCTTATCAACACCACCTTCCCCACCGCAAACATCGCCAACCTGGGTACAGGGAATACCTACCCTGGCGACCCGAACGACCCAGGACTCCACGATACCTGTAAGGAAGTGCGGAAGGTTCTTGTGGCTATCAATGCCGCCGCCTTCGGAGACGCGGGAGGCACCTACGCAGAGGGCAACCCAGGCACCACCCCGCTTGAATACACTGGTAAACGGTATTCCAAACCAAACCTCCACCCTCATTGTTGGTACTGGCTCGCGGGAATCCCCAAGGAAGGCGTCCCGACTGCGACCGACCGCTGGTTGAAGTACAGGGTCGATGAAAGTGCCTTGCGGCTTACTTACTATAGGGCATGGGTAGACGAGGGAAAAAGTGTGTGCGTAATGAACGCAGCATCTTCACCCTCCAATGTCCGCGAAGACCTCGCACAACTTTTCAATGGCGAGTACGAACCTGTAGAGGGTGCCGGGGAAACTACCTTCAAGGCCATTCGACCTCCGCGCTTTGATGTAGTCCTTGCCAACAACGTCGCTTACGAAGGCATCGACCTACAGACACGCACTTGCCGCATCATTCATGCCGACTTGCCCTACACACCCTCAGATATTATCCAACGGAATGGTCGCGCCGTGCGCCAGGGCAACCTCTACGAAGAAGCAGAAATCCATGCTGTGCTTACTGAGGATACGGTGGACTACTACCGGATTCAGACCATTGAGCGTAAGCGTGGCTGGCTCGATTCAGCCTTGGACGAAGGCAAGGCATCGTATGAGTTGAGCAACGACGAGCGGGAGCTTTTGGAGCTTGCGACTAAAGCCGTCCTCCCTTCACAACGCGCCGGGGTCGAGGAAAAGGTGAAGGCCCGCCTGGAAGCCATTGAAGCCGAAGAACGGCAACGGGCTTTTACTCCCATCATCAACCAACTAGGGATTGCGGCTCAGAAGCAGCGCACCATGAATATCACCAGCGCAGCCAGCCCCGAAGAATACAAGAACCAGATTGCAGCGAACGGCAAGGCAAAGCGTGATGCTTTGAAAATGGCGAATAAGCCCACCGGAGGCTGCGGGTAATGGCAAGGACACTGGCAAGCGACATTTACGGGTGGCAGTTTAGGCCCTCTTACTTCGATGTAGTCGCGGACACCTTGGCGCTCTCTCCAGAGAAGTCCTCACAAGGTACGTTGGAAGGGAGGTTGGCCCCGGTGGCGGCTCCCATGCCACAAACGGCTTACCCCTATGAACTGGATAAGGTAAGCCCGCCCCCTCCCTTGGTGGAAGGGGCGCTCTACGGCGCGTATATCCCGAAGTCGATTTACCCCACCTTTGAGTTCACGCCTTCCGCAGTTGAGTTGGCATGGCACGAACCTGCTTGGGTGTTCTTTCCAGGGGTAAACTCCAACAAAGAATCGAAGACCGAGTGCTGGTTCTTCCCTTTCTGGTGGGCGGGGCGTGTATCTGATAAGGGCCATATTGCATTGCTCCCCCTGTTGCGACTAGGAGGACAGTGGCCTGATAGGAACTTCACCTACAGCCTCAAAGGACTGCCCCCCTTTACGCCGGTTCCTCGCGACGAAGTTGCATGGAAGATTCTTGAACCCAAGGATTTTGGAGCGAGAGTCTTTGTAAGTGCTGGTAATTACAACACCACCGAAAAGATTATCGACTTGATAAAGGGGGCCACGGACGATGCAGGGATTTCTTCGGAGCTTTCGGGAGCAATCTCAGATTTCCCTGGTCAGGGGAAAGACGACGAGAACCCAGGATTCGATTCCTTCCCCCGCACTGCTTCGCCTTACATTATTCCGAACGTCCCGTGGGATGGTGCCGGTTCTGTAGTGGAGTATATGAACGCTTGCGGTCACGCACTCACTGAGGCTTTCGGTGAGGAAGCGGGGATGGGAAGCCTCAGTGTAAGTGCCAACACCCTCTTTAGCGACTTCGGTTCCACCGAAGCTGCCGAACAGGTGATTGAACAGACCATCCAAAAAATCCGCAGCAGCGCCGACCCTGGCGGTCGCTGGTTTACATGGTGGGGCATGGCCCACACACAATGGCTCAACGCCCACAAAGAACTCATACAGGTCAAGGCCCTTGGACAACTCGATGTAATCATCAACCAGGGCCACCTTGAGACGGACACAGTACGGCGGTTCAGCGTGATGGGCTTTCCATTCGCCAACCCTACGGGCATCCAGATTATCCGTGGTGAGGCGTTCCGTACTGCCGACCGGGAGGTAATGACCCCGGCTGGCAAGGCGTTCTATGACAAGGTGATTGCGCCAGCGATGGAAGCGACCCAAGAGGGCTTCGTGAAGCCCACCCTAACGCTGGAGGAAGCCCAAGTAGTAGAGGAAGACACCCGCGAGGCTGAAAAGGCCGCACGGGACGCAGCAGGAGGCCAGGGGGATGCTTCCAAGAACGTCACGGCTACTCGCAATGCGCTGGAAAAAGCAGTTGGAGACTTGAGTAAGGCGACAGAGGATAAGGAAGCCGCTCAAACAGCCTTGGCCGAGTTCAAGGAAGCCGACGACTACACTCAGCTTGAGAAGTACCGCAAGCAGGTAGCGGACCTCCGTGAAATGCTGGACGAGGAAGACATACCTAAGAAGTTGATTAAGGGGATTGAAGACCTTGAAAAGAAGCTCGGCAAGGACTTCAAGAAAGCACAGGAAGCCGTTGAAAAGACCACAAAGAAGGAAGCGACTCAGCTAGAAAAGAGCAAAAAGGCCAAGACCGAAAGAGACGAAGCGGAAACCCTACTGGAAAAGGTACAAGCCGCGCACGAAGACGCAGAGGAAGCTCTGAAAAAGGCTGTGCAGGAAGTAGGGGTTATCAAGGCCCTTTCTACCTATCTCTATGTACCAAGCTACTCAGGCTACGCACAGTTCCTTACTGATGTACGCGCCGGGTATGACGCTACTGCTACTCCTGACATTTCCGTGGCTGCGGCGTTTAAGTGGTTCAGTGGCTCCCCACAATCAGTGGTGGGTCAAACAGGACGTTGGTCTGCGGGCTCTGCATGGGAAAAGGCAAAGGTCGCAGCCGGGTCGGCTGCTGGCGACCGCCCCACGATGGGGCAGTTCCGGCCTATAATTCGCAGGCCCACCGCCGCGCCGCGCCCGCTTGCTGGTCCTATCGACGTAGACCGGATGGACGGAGAACAGGTCAAGATGCAAGTGGGCCGTCCTTCCAAGATGGTGCCCGGTTCCTACGTTGTGGTGGAGAGCCTTGCGGGATGGTTTGCGAACGAGTTTCAACCACTGTTCGATGCCTACACGGCCAAGTACCCCAAGCGTGAGGTAGACGAAGGCAACCTTGTCTTTGAAGTGACAGAAAAGGCTGTAACCACCGACGAGGGACGGTGGGAAGTAGGAATCCAGCCTGTTGCGTTCTTCGATGAAAGCTATACGCCTATCGCCCCCTTTGAGGGTACGCCGGAAGTGAAGGACGTTCCTACGGGCGAGACAAAGGTTACTTTCGACGGCCCTGATGCCAGTGGGTTTGGCGGCGACGACTTCGTGATGGTTCCACGCAAGGCAGTCCTCGCTGGAGGGACTGCGGCTCCCTCTAAGAATCCTATCTCCCCCGCAGCCGAAGCATGGGGGGATGAATGGGAGTTCCGTAGGGGAGATTACGGGGGGAAGTCCCTTGTGAAGCCTGACGGTACAAGCTCGGGCGTGAAGGTTCTTGGAAAGGGCACGTTCGCAACCGTCTACGAAATCTTAGACGAACCCAAGAAGGTAATCATTGAAGTACCCGACGACATTTATGACAAAGAGATTGTGGCAGAAGTCTACCGACAGCAGGAGGGCCGAAAGAACCCGCACCTCCCTCGCATTGTCCAACTCGGAGATACCCGCACTGGCAAGCTCTATCTCATGGATAGGTACAAGATGCCTCTCCGTAAAGCAGACACGAAGCACTGGAAGGACTACCAAGCTCTCCGTGCCTGTTGGGACGAAGCCCTGGGAAACGTGCGCCGCAAGGCAGGCGACCACAGGCAGTTCATGTACTCAGGGCACGAAATCCTGCATGAAACCGTTGTGTGTGCAAAGAAGCGCAAGGTCAAGAAGTCCCTCCGTGATGCCCTGGAGGACTTGAGGGATTGGACTCTAAACTACGGGTCCAGCTACACCTTTGAAATTAGCCCACGGAATGTAGGCAGTGATGCGAAGGGCAACCTTGTGTTGGTCGATGTTCTATTCGATATGGAAAAGCTCGGAAAGGCGCGGGGAAGGAACAGCGTCCTAGAAAGGCTCAACGTCCCATCCGACGACGGGCTGTTCGCGTTCCCTGGAGAGGGTTGAGGCCCATAGACGATGCCTGCCAAAGCCTTCCATGCTCAGGACGTTCATGCCGCCGCCGACGCAGCGGGCGTGAAGTGGGACAACAACAAAGCCTTCATGGACCTGAGCGAACGGTTGACTGGTAAGCGCCACCTTGACGATATGACCGAGAGTGAGTTGCGGCTTGTCGCTAATTCTTTGGTGAAGCGCAGGAAGACCCCGGTCCCTCTACTTCCCCTTGCGGGAGGCATAGCTGGCGGGGTGCTTTACTTCGCTACCGCTGAAAAGCATGTAGGCAAGAAGAACTGTTCCTGGCGCGACCCCCTCACTACAGATATTGCCTCGCTGGTTATTGGAAGCTACCTCGCATGGCGCGGTACGGTTCTTCGTGAGCCTTTGATAGCTGTTGCGGGGGCTGCAATGGTCACAATCCACACAGCACAGCTTCTCCACGAAGGGAGGGCGTAATGCCTAAGACCCCCCGTGCCGCTCTCTATACCCGTGTGAGTACAACCGCGCAGGCTGAGAAGCATGGCAGCGAGTACCAACTGGAAGCACTCAAGAAGTTAGCCAACCAGCGTGGGTGGGACATTTACAAGGTCTACTCAGATGAAGGGCATAGCGGGCGCAAGGAAAAGCGCCCTGGACTACAGGCCCTTATGAACGACCTACAGCGGGGAAAGCTCGACATAGTAGTGGTGTGGAGGTTCGACCGTCTCGCTCGGTCCTTGGGGCACTTGATTCGTTTCCTCGATGAGTGCAAGGGGCGCAACGTCGATTTCGTTTCCTACATGGAAGGAATTGACACCAGCACTCCTATAGGCATGGCGATGTTCCAGATTGCTGGGGCGTTCGCGGAACTGGAAAGCAACTTGGCCCGTGAGCGCGTCCAGGCAGGAATGGACAATGCCCGCCGCAAGGGAACCGTCCTGGGACGGCCACGCTCGCCTTTGACTCCCGCTGGTGCCGTTAATGCGGTACAACAACATGGGTCCATACGAAAGGCAGCGTTTGCCCTTGGAGTTTCCCCAGCACTTATCGCAAAGAGGCTGAAGACGTACAGGGAAACCCACTTAGAAAGCGAGGCGGCAGGATAATGGCAAAGAAGAACAACGGGGAGCTACCTGACCCCATCGTAACGGGCGCTATAGGTTTGGTGATTCTAATGCTTTTCTTCCGGTTGAAGCACGAAGGCAAGCTGCTCAAGGAAGCAAAGGCAAAGACGACTGCCTTGGGAATGGTTGAAAAGCATCACGGCTATCAGACCTGGGTAGTGAACGTGCCTGGGTCCGAGGCCCAAGAGGCTATGCGTTTCAACGTGCGAGCCCGCACCGAAGTAGAAGCCCAGACGCAAGCGCGACACGAAATCCACACCAAGTCACTTCCTGATTACACCACCATCGTCCCTGAGTATGTATGGCGAGAGTCACGGTGGCAGTAGCCATGAACCACGCCCCCACCAAAGCTGACCGTGCCTTAGTCGGTGGACTCATTGACCATCCCGACTTCCAGCGCAATTTCCAATTCGGAATCATCGACAATGGGATGCTGGTTCTTTTCACGCTCTTGGGGTTCTCCCTGGAAGACAAGATTGCTGCCAAAATCGGAGTCAAGGGCTACGGGCCTATCATGGGTGCGACCGTGGGTAACGCTCTCAGCGACGGC